CTTCCTGGCATGGACGAGTATGTCGCCGCCGCCCGAAAGCTGCTGGTGGCACAGGGTCTGCTGGAACCCGGCAAGGGCGACCAACCGCCGCAGCCGCCACCGCCCAACCCGAAGGACGTGGCCGCGGCCGAGAGGGACGCCGCGGGTGCCCGCAAGGCCAACGCCGATGCCGATCAAACCGAACTGGAGACGCAGATCACCGCGTACCGATTCGGCGAGGTAGTGGGCGCTGGTCCACCGCAAATACAACCGAATGTCCAAGACCAAGCCCCGGAAGGGGCTTCTTTTATGGGCAACGGGCAGTACCCGCCGCAGTAGCGGCACCGCACCGGACGGCATTCCGGGCTACACGATCCGAGGATCGCAATGACTGACCAGACCCAAGCTGCGGCGCCTGCCGCGGAGGCGGCAACGCCTGTCGAGATGAAAAGCAAGGCCGTGCCGAGCGTTGTGCCGGCCGAGCCCAAGGAAGCACCGGCAACGGCTGCGCAGGACGTGCAGCCCGTTGCCACCGCAACCGAGAGCGAGGACGACGACGTAGAGGCGGAACACCCCGAGGACGCGGCGACTTCGGACCGGGACGGTGCACCGGGCAAGCCCAAGAACAAGGGCGTTGGCAAGCGCATCAACGAGTTGACGAAGGAAAAGCACGACGCACTCCGCGAGCGGGACTACTGGCGAGAGCAGGCGATTTCTGCCCAGAGGGGTAGTTCGACTGATGTGCCGGACGTACCGCAAGCGCAGGCGGCAGAGCCAGAGGGGCGCCCCAGGCTGGAGGACTTCAACTTCGATGTTGGAGCCCATGCAGAGGCTGTTGCGGAGTGGAAATTCCGCCAGCTTGAAGTGGAGCGCGATACCCATGCGCAGGTAAATGCGCGCCTGACCACATTGCGTGAGAAGGAGTCGGCCTTTGAGGCCGAACACCCCAATTACCGCGATGTGGTCTACGCGCCGAACTTGCCGATCACGCAAGGCATGGCGGAGGCAATGCTGGGGACGGACAACGCCCCGGCGGTTGCGTATCACCTTGCCACGCACCTGGACGAAGCCGCCGCCATCGCTGCGCTTTCGCCGATCCAGCAGGCCATTGCCATAGGCCGGATCGACGCACGGCTCTCAGCGCCTCCTGCGCTCGCTGCCCCTTCGGCACCTCTTCCCAAGAAGACGACCAATGCCCCGCCGCCGCCAAAGACGGTCTCTGGCGCTGGTCAGCCGACTGTGACGGTTGATGACCCGAACATTTCGTCTGCACAGCGCATTGCCCTTTGGCGGCAGCAGCGGGCCAACCGCTAATCCAAAGGAATCACTCCAATGCCTAACGCATTTATCACTACCGACAAGGTGGCCGACTACGCGCTGATGAAGTTCAGCGAAAACGTCACCTTCCTCAAGGGCGTGAACCGGGAATACGACGACAGCTTTGGCCGCAAGGAGGCCAAGATCGGCGATACCCTGCGCGTTCCCGTCCCGCAGCACGGCTTGGTCCGCAAGGGCCGCATTGCCGATCCCAACCCGCTCCAGACCATCGTCCGCCCGGTGTCCGTGTTCGGCCAGCGAGGCATCGATGTGGTGTTCAACAGTGCCGAGATGGCGCTGGACATCGAGGAACTGGGCCGCCGTTACATCGACCAGCAGATCGCCGACCTCGTGGTCAGCATCGAGGCCGAGGTGTTGACGATGGCGATCCAGGCCACTCCGAACCAGACCGGCCCGGTCACGACCGACTTCACCAGTGCCAATGCCCTGTACTACGCCAACCTGGCTCGCAAGATCCAGGAGGACAACGGCGCGTTCAAGGGCACCAAGGAGATGCTGCTGTCCACCCCGGCCAACCTGCGGTTTGTCGATTCGCTCAAGGGCCTGTTCAACGCCCAGAAGCAGATCGCCGTGCAGTACGAGGAAGGCTACATGGGCCGTGCGGCCGGTTATGACTGGAACAGTTCCACGGTCATGCCCAAGCAGCTTCGCGGTACCGCCAATGGCGCGTACACGGTCACGGCGGGCCAGACCGGCTCGACCATCACCGTGGCGGCCGGTGCCGGCACCATCCTCAAGGGCGAGATCGTCACGTTCGCCGGTGTCAATGCGGTCCATCCGCAGACCAAGCAGGATCTGGGCTATCTGCGCCAGTTCGTAGTCACGGCCGATTACTCGGGCGGTGCGGGCAACATCAGCATCTTCCCGGCGTTGACCGCGACTGGATCGGAGCAGAACGTCACCAACCCGACCACCTCGGGCGGCGTGACCATTCCGGGCACGTCGGGCATCGCGCAGGATATCTCGCTGGCGTTCGTAAAGGATGCCTTCACCTTCGGCACCGTGGACCTGCCCGAGTACCCGGATCGTCCGTGCAGCCGTCGCGTGTTTGACGGCATTTCGATGCGCGTGGCGCAGGGTTCGGACATCATCAACGACCAGTTCATCATGCGCTTCGACATCATGTGCGCGTTTGGTGCCCTGCGTCCGGAGTTCGCCTGCCGCCTCGCTTCGCTCGGCTCGCTGAGCGCCCCGACCTAAAAGGAGAAATGACCCATGGCAACCCAACGTTCCACTGACAACATCGACGTTCCCAACCGCAGCAATACCGCATGGGCGACGTATCCGAGCGGCTACAACGGCGCCGGCTACAACCAGGCGTTCATTGCCGGTGCCACGGTCAATCCGTACCGCATCGTCAAGTTCAGCGCCAGCGGCGTGGTGATCCAGGGTGCGGCTGCGGCCGACGCCACCATCGGCATCAACCAGTCCCCGCAGGCAGCCAACGCCACTGAGCAGACGATGATCGCATTGTCGGGTCCGGGCCAGGTTGAGCTGGGCGGCAACGTGGCTCGTGGCGACCTGTTGACCACGGACACCGTGGGCAGGGCCGTTGTGTCGCTGGCCGCCCCGTCTGACCGCGTGATTGGCGTGGCGCTGGAATCCGGCTCGTCCGGTGCCTTCGTGCCGGTGCTGATCAGCCAGTCCAAGAACGGCGGCGTGACCTAAGTAGCACTCCCGGGGCCGGTTCGCCGGCCCCGGTTCACGTTAACGAAGCCCCGGCACGTCCGGGGCTTCTTCATTTTCGGAGTCGGCGATGACCCTTGTGGCGGATTTCGTCAAGGACGCTCTGTTGCTGATCCAGGCCACCGATGCCCGCCAGCCGGTCAAGGCGGTTGACATGACTTCCGGCATCCGCGCTCTGAATCGCCTTGTGCGACGGCTTGAGGCCAACGGGACGGCGCTTGGCTGGTCGGACGTGGCAAACCCATCGGACGCGCTCCCACTTCCGCCCGAGGCCGAAGCAGCGGTTCTGTACGCCTTGGCGATTGATCTAGCGCCGAGCTACGGGACTACGCCTATGCCAGAGGTAGTAGGCCGGGCCAACGACTACATGAACGACCTGAGGCGTGACCAGATGGTCGCCACGCCGATACAGCCGATTCTCGATGCCCCGCTCCCGGAGCGGTTCGGGTGGGGTGGATTTCGGAATGGGTGGGATGGCTGATGCGCAACGTTTCGATCCCATTGGTGGCGGGGTTCTATCAGGACCAGTCCCGCCCGTGGTCCCAGCAGGACGTGTGGAACTACATGCCCTGCAAGGCCGAGCGTGGAGGCACCCGCTCTCCGCTGATGCTCAAGACGCCGCCAGGGTTGTACCCGTGGCTTGAGATTCATGAGGAAACCGAAGGCGGCGATGTGCAGGTCGCCCCCCCTGTTCGTGGCATCCACGACGTTGAGGGGCGACTGTTCGCGGTTGCTGGAAGCGATTTGTATCGGATTGCGCAGAACACCGTGGAGGCGTCCCTGATCGGAGCAATCCCAGGCAATGGGCGCATCCAGATGGATCACAACCAGGTTCCTGGCGGGAACCAGTTGATGGTGACCAATGGGTCCGCTGGGTACGTGTTCGACACGGTGGAAGGGACGCTGACCAAGATCACCGATCCGGGATTCCCCGGGTCGGCGCTTGTCAAGTTCATGGATGGCTACATGATCGGCATCGACCCGGCAGGGCGGTTCGCGTTCAACAGCGCACCGGCCGATGCGATGAGCTACAACACGCTGGACCGCTGGACCTCCGAGTACAAGCCCGACCGGCTGGTGTCCATGGGCCGCGTCGGAGGCGACCTGCTGCTGCTGTCGGCGACTTCGGGAGAGTTCTACTCAAACACGGGTGAAGATCCCCAGCCGTTCCGGTCCAAGCGCATCTTCCTGGACCGCGGTTGCGCTGGTCCGTTCACAGTGGCCGAGGCCGACAGCACGGTGTTCTGGCTCGGGTCTGATGGATTCTTTTACCAGCTAGAAGGCTACGGAGCCAGGCGCATATCGACCCGGCCGGTGGAGCAGGCGATCCGTGGGCAGGATTGGTGGAACGCCTTTGCATCCGTGTGGGAGTCCGAGGGCCACACCTGTATTTGCTGGACATTCCTCAACGGGCACACCTGGATTTGGGATTGCTCGGAGCAGGAATGGCACCGCCGGGAATCGTATGGGCTGAACCGATGGCGGGTGAACTGCACGACCAAGAGCAATCGCCAGTGGTATGCCGGCGACTTCCAGCGCGGCCAAATCTGGCGCATCGACTGGGACTATCCGCGCGAGGGTAGCGATCCATTCGTATCTGGATTCGTCCAGCCCGTGATCCACGATGACGGGCACGATCTGATCCACAACCGGCTGGAACTGGCGATGGATACCGGCCACCTTGCCGATCCTGGCGCCGATCATGCCGTGCGAATGGCCTACAGCGACGACGGCCAAGCCAACTGGTCGGAATGGGATGCCGCAGACATTGGCGAGGTCGGCCAATACGACCTGCGCATCAACTGGACGCGCCTTGGGCGGTCACGCCAGCGGGTCTACAAGTTCACCTGCTCCAGCCCGCGCAAGCGCGATGTGCTGGCCTTGGTCGGCAGCTTTGCCGCTACTGAAACCTGAGGGTACTAGCCATGAGTATTTTCGCAGCCATTGCCGGCCCGCTGATTGGTGGCATTGGCAGCATGTATGCCGCCAAGAAGGGCGCCAAGGCGCAGCAGAAGGCGACCAATGAAGCCATTGCGGTACAGCGCGGGCAGTACGAGCAGGCCCGAAACGATCAGATGCCATGGCTTGATGCGGGGACCAATGCGCTAGCCAGGCAGCAGCAGGTCTTGGATGGAACCTACACCGGCTTCATGCAGTCTCCGGACTATCAGGCGGCGCTGGAGTCGGGTACTCGGCAACTTGACGCAGGCGCTACGGCCCGGGGCAACCTATGGGGCGGCGGTGCTGATGCCGACCGCATCAGGTTCGGGCAGAACCTGGCGACCCAGAACCTGAACAACTACTGGGCCAAGCTGGCAGGTATGTCCGGTGCGGGCCAGCAGTCTGCGCAGAGCTTGGGCGTCATGGGCCAGAACATGGCCAATAGCGTGGGCAAGGCGCTGATCGGTCAAGGCCAGGCGCGCGCGTCGGCCT